ATGGTATTGCTGAATTAAGACGTGTTGTTTACGCTTCTAACGAAGTTTTAGAAGATATGGAGTGTGATTACATCCCATTCCACTCACTTTGCCCAATTCCTATCCCACATAAGTTCTACGGACAGTCTTTAGCTGATCGTGCATTAGATTTACAACTGATTAAGTCTACTGTTTTAAGACAAATGTTGGATAACCTCTACTTAACAAATAATTATCGTGTTGGTGCAGTAGAAGGACAGGTAAATCTTGATGATTTACTCACATCTACAGCAGGTGGCGTAGTTAGAATGAAGAATCCTAACGCTATTGTACCATTAACTGTACAACCTACTACATCTGGATCATTCCCAATGCTTGAATACCTAGATGGCGTACAAGCAAGACGTACAGGTGTGTCAGATTCACAAAATGGTATAGACCCTAACATCTTACAAAACGTAACAGCCGCTGCTGTGTCAGCAATGTCACAAGCAAGTGCAGGAAAGCTTGAATTAATAGCTCGTATCTTTGCAGAAACAGGCGTTAAGAGCCTTTTCAAAGGAATCCTACACTTACTATGCAAATATCAAGATAAAGAGCGTTTGGTGCGTATAAATGGCAAATTTGTACCATTTAATCCTCGTGAATGGAATGACCAATACAATGTATCTATTAACGTAGGTTTAGGTACAGGTACTCGTCAAGAACAATTAACTACTATGCAAATGATCTTGCAAAAACAAGAGCAAATCATTCAACAATATGGTCTATCTAATCCATTAGTGAACTTAATGCAATATCGCAATACATTAGCCAAGTTTATTAACATGGCTGGTTTTAAAGATGCTGCACAATTCATGAATGAAATTACACCAGAGCAAAATGAAGCACTTTCACAACCTCAACCAGAAAAACTAGATCCTAATACAGAAGCTGCAAAAGTATTAGCTGAAGTTGAACGTGAAAAAGCAGTTATTCGTGCTCAAACAGAAGCTGCTAAACTTGAGTTAGAACGTGAGCAAATGCAATTAGATAATGCTCGCAAAGCATTAGAACTTCAACAACAAGAACTAAAACAAAATACTGAATTAGCTCTTAAACAATTGAAGATTGAAACTGATGCTGCTAACCAAGCAGAGCAAACTCGTGGCACTAATACCAAATCTATTGTAGATGCTTTAAATACTATCAACAATATGACAAAAGGAAATAACAATGTCCAATAAAGTAGACGCTATTACTAGCATACTTAATGACGAACATTTTCAAGCTGTAGTTAAAGAGCTACAAGAAAATCAATTACAACGCATCATCTACTCTAATGCAGATCAAGCAGATGTGCGTGAACAAGCCTATCAAAGAATAGCTTGTTATAACGAACTTATGTCTTACTTGGAATCAATAGCTAAAACTAGCGACATTAAAAGTAAAGCATGGAAAATATTTTAGACATTTCTAAAATGGGTTACCTCCCCTAGAGGATTATAGGAAATAAAAATGAGTGAAACAACCATGACTCCAGAAGATTCTGGAAGTGGCACGCTTACTGTAGGTCAAGCAGCCAATGCTTTTGAAGGTCTAATGAACACCCCAGCTAACTCTTCGGAGCAATTAGAAGGTGAACAAGAAACTGAACAAGTAGAAGCTCAAGAAGCAGAGCCACAAACTGAAGAAGTAGAAACAGAAGAAGGTGAAGCTGAAGAACAAGAAGAAACCGAAGTTGAAGAAGAGGAACTCCCCCAGACTTTTAAAGTAAAAGCTGCTGGCGAAGAAAAGGATGTCACCCTTGACGATTTAATTAAAGGTTATCAACTTGGTGCTGATTATACAAAAAAAACTACTGAAGTTGCTGAACAACGTAAAGCTGTTGAAGCTGAACGTGCAGCAATTGAGGAAGCCAAGTATGCTCGTGATACATACGCTCAACGTTTGCAAGCTATAGAGCAATTTATAGTCTCGCAATCTCCTAATGAGGATTTAACATACCTCAAAGAAAACGACCCGATAGGCTATGCTGTTAAAGTTGCTGAACTTTCTGAAAAGAAAGAACAACTCAATGCTATAAGAGCCGAACAATACAGAATTGCAGAAATGCAACAATCTGAAAATGCTCGTGCCATGCAAGATAGAGTTGCACAGGAAGCACAAAAATTAACACAGGTCTTACCAGAGTTTTCAGACCCAGCTAAAGGCGAAAACCTCCGTAGTGAGATTCGTAATTATGGCAAATCGCTTGGTTTCACAGACGTAGAATTATCTAATGTCTATGACTCTAGGCACGTTGTTACATTACACAAGGCAATGATGTATGACAAACTTCAAAAGTCAAAACCTGCTGTAACGAAGAAAGTTTCTGAAGCACCAAAGATGCTAAAGGCTGGATCGTCTACAAGTAGTAACAACACAGAAACAATTAAAAAACAAAAAGCACAGTTGCGTAACTCTGGAAGAGTAAGAGATGCCGCAGCTTTATTTGAACAATTTTTAGAATAAGGAAAAATCATGGCAACGTATCAAACCTATACCTCTATTGGTAATAGAGAAGATTTGTCAGATGTTATTTATAACATTTCTCCAACAGAAACTCCATTTATGAGTTCTATTGGTAAGACAAAAGCAACAGCAACATATCACGAATGGCAAACTGATTCACTCGCAGCAGCAGCAGCTAACGCTGTAGTTGAAGGTGACACAGCTTCTGACATTACAATTAGTCCAACAACACGAGTAGGTAACAGAACTCAAATCTCATCTAAAACGATTAAGATTTCTGGTACTATGGAAGCAATTAACAAAGCTGGTCGTAAATCTGAAAAGGCTTACCAATTAGCTAAAGTTTCTGCTGAAATTAAACGTGACATGGAAAAAGCACTTTTAAGCAACACAGTTGCATCAGCAGGTAATGCTACAACAGCTCGTACACTTGGTGGTTTACAAACATGGTTAAATTCTAACTACGTTGGTGGCACTAACGGTACTGCTGGTTCATTAGGCACTACAGCTCGTGTATCTGGTACAGACGCAGCTTTCACAGAAACAATGTTAAAAACAGCAGTTAAATCTGCGTTTACAAATGGTGGTAATCCAACAGTTCTTATGACTACACCAACACAAAAAGTAAACGTATCAGCATTTACTGGTGTTGCAGCTCAACGTTATATGGCTACTGGTGACAAACCAACAACCATTATTGGTGCAGCAGACATTTACTTATCAGACTTCGGCACATTATCTGTTGTACCTAACAGATTTATGACTGCAGATTCTGGTGACAGCGGTGAACAAGCATTTGTTCTTGATCCAGAGTACGCAGCAGTTGCATATTTACGCCCATTCCAAACAAATGAATTGGCTAAATCTGGTGACGCAGATGTTACACAACTTTTAGTAGAATACACACTAGAAGTGCGTAATCAAGCTGCTCACGCAATCGTTGCTGACTTGGCAGAGTAATAAAGGTTTAATGGAACTTTATCCATTATTGAGTGCAGAGGTGATAGGTCATGCCTACACCTCTGTTATTCTTTTTATAGTGACATTTTAATATGAAACCAATAACATTTAGAACAAGCGTTGTTCATGATACTGATAATGGTTTAGTAATAGAAACTAGACAAGACATTACAGATATTATAGATAGTAATTACAACCAAAGAAAACATACAGATAAACACACTCGTTGGGGTGATGATATATTTGATAACAAGATAGCTAGTATTCCTATGACTGTCTTTGACGAATTAAACAAAAGAGGTATTGTGCGTGGATTCCATGTCATAGACCAAAAAGCATTTAGAAAATTTCTTAATGACCCAGATAACAAAGTGTTTAGAACACGAGAAGGCACAGTATAATGGCATTTACTAATTACACAGACCTAAAAGCTACAGTAGCTGATTACTTGGCTCGTAGTGATTTAACAACACAAATCCCAGATTTTATTCAATTAGCAGAAAATAGATTAAGACGTGATCTTCGTGCAAGATTTATGCTTAAAGTTGTTACTACTACCACAACAGCTGGTGATAAAACAGTTGCACTTCCTAGCGACTTTTTGGCTATGCGTGGGTTATATTTGCAAACTACACCTGTATCTACTATTGAATATTTAAGCAATCCAAGTTTCTTTACTAACGCCAGAACAACAGAATCAGGCGTACCTACAAAATATACAGTATTAGCAGCAGAATTTCAATTTGCACCTATTCCAGATTCAACATACACATTAAATATGCTTTATTATGCAGCACCGCCATATTTAAGCTCATCAGTTTCATCTAATGTATTTTTAGCTAATTGCCAAGATTTATTGTTATACGCAACATTAGGTGAGGCAGAACCATATCTTATGAATGACGCAAGAGTGCAAACTTGGGCTGCATTATACGATAGGGGTGTAAATTCATTAACAGCAGCAGATGATTCTAGTGAGTACACTGGTAATCTTTCAATTACAACAGCTTAAGGAAAAATTATGTCAGAAATGTCAAACTATTTAGAGAACGCTTTAATTAACGTAACTCTACGAGCAACATCTTATACAGCACCTACAACAGTTTATGTAGCATTATTTACAAGTGACCCTACAGATGCAGGTAGTGGTACAGAAGTAACTGGTGGATCATATGCTAGAACAGCAGTCACATTTGCTGCACCTTCTAACGGTGTAACTACAAATAATGCAGACGTTACATTTCCAACTTGTACATCTTCATGGGGAACAGTAGGCTGGATTGGTATTTATGATGCTTTAACAACAGGCAACTTACTTTACCATACACCTTTAGATACAGCTAAAACAATTGATACTGGTGATATCTTTAAGATTTCAACAGGTAACCTTTCAGTTACTTTAGCTTAAGGATAACTCATGCCTTTAGTCGTAAAGGATAGGGTACAGGAAACAAGTACCACCACAGGTACAGGTACGTTTACGCTTGCTGGTGCAGTATCTGGCTTTCAGTCATTCTCTGTTATAGGTAACGGTAATACTACTTACTACGCTATTGTAGGTGGCACAGAATGGGAAGTAGGTCTAGGTACTTACACATCTTCAGGTACTACTTTAGCTCGTAATACCATATTAGAGTCTAGCAATGGTGGCACAGCAGTAAACTTTAGTGCAGGCACAAAGAATGTATTTGTAACTTACCCTGCTGAAGAAGCTGTTTACCAAGATGCTAATGGTGATGCTTATGCACCACAGTTTGCTGCATCTAACGGACTTAATGTTAATAACGCAACTATAGGTACATCTTATACATTCCCTACAGGATATAACTCTGTAGAAGCTGGGGATATTACAATTTCTGGAAGTGTTACAGTTACAGTTCCTTCTACTTCTCGTTGGGTGATAGTATGAGTACAATTATAAACGCAACTACCACTAATGGTGTAGTGATACAGCCTGACAATAGTGGCTCTTTAGTATTACAAACTAATAGCGGAACTACAGCTCTTACTATAGATACATCACAAAATGCTACATTTGCAGGAACATTAACTGCTACAGGTAAATTAGCATCTTCTAGTATGCCAACAGGAAGTGTGTTGCAAGTGGTAAGTACAACTAAAACAGATACATTTTCTACAACAAGTACTTCAGCAACAGATATTACTGGTTTATCAGTATCTATTACTCCATCTAGTTCATCAAATAAAATATTAATAATGTTTAACGTTAATACAAGTATGGAAAATTTCCAAATGTCTACGTTTTTAGTTAGAAATAGTACGACTATATTTATTGGAGATGCTGCAAGCAGTAGAGTTTCTGCTACTACAGCATTATGCGGAACTTCAGGATCAAATGAATTTACTATATCCAATGTACCGAATGTTGGCATATATTTAGACTCTCCTTCATCTACATCATCTGTAACATATAAAATACAAACGCAAGTAAATGCTGGCACTGGTTATGTAAATAGAAGTTATGCGGATGATAATGCAAATTTTAGAGCTAGAACGCCATCTTCAATTACAGTTATGGAGATTAAAGGATAATGAATCATAATGCTATATATAAACTATATCCTAATGTTGTTTCTGTAGATGATACCGCAGGTGCATTTGACAAAGATGGCAATAAAGTAGAAATAGATTTATTACTTGTTGACGCTTGGATTGACCCAGAAACATACAAAGAACTACGAGCTAAAGAATATCCTGCTATTACAGACTACCTAGACGGTATTGTAAAAGGTGATAACGCACAAGTACAAGCCTATATAGACGCTTGTCTAGCAGTAAAAGCTAAATATCCAAAAGGTAATAACTAATGGCAAAGCTAATTTTAAGTGGTGCAACGTCAGGTTCAGTCACACTAGAGTCTCCAGCAGTATCAGGCACAACTACGCTAACATTGCCTACTACGAGTGGGACAGTAATTACTACAGGTTCTACTTTTGCAGGAACAGGACCAGCGTTTAGTGCTTATAGAAATGGTAGTCAAACCAGTCTTTCAAATAATGCGTTTACAAAAATTCAATTAAATGCTGAAATATTTGATACAGCAAATTGTTTTGATAGCACTACAAATTATAGATTTACTCCAAATGTCGCTGGTTACTACCAAATAAATGGATGCGTAGATATTAGTGGAACCAATCTTTCGTATGCAATACCAGCCATTTATAAAAATGGAGCAAACATTGCAAGTGGCTCTTTTTCTGCTGTAGCAGCAAGTGAGTGGCAAGGTGTAGTTAGCATCGTTGTTTATTTAAACGGCTCCACAGACTACATTGAACTATATGCTTACTCAAGCGTTACAGTTGGCTCCGCAACTGCTGCTGGTACTAATGCTACACAAACATATATTTCTGGTTTTTTAGCGAGGGCAGCGTAATGTTTGAAAAAATTATGGCTATCTATCCACAACTAGAACAACAAGACTTCCTAACCACAATCACCTTACAAAACGACTCTGACGGTAAAGGTGACTACATAGCTAAATGGGAACATCCTATACTACCTAGACCTACAGACGAACAATTAGAAGGAACAGTATAATGCCTGTAAGCATATCAGGAACAAATGGCATAACTAATGCTACATGGACTACTGCTGGTAGACCGTCTGCTCCCAGTACAGGACAAATGGGATATAACACGACTATTGGTGCTATGGAATTTTACAATGGCTCTGCTTGGGTACAAGGAGGAGGACTTTCTTTACAGTCTGTACAAACAACTGGATTTACTGCAGTAGCTGGTAATATATATCCATGTAATACTACAAGTACAGCATTTACAGTAACTCTTCCTGCAAGTCCTATAGCAGGTAACCAAATTCAAATTATAGATTATGCTGGTACATTTGCTACAAAAAATATTACATTAGGGCGTAATGGGTCTAATATTACAGGTGTTGCAGATAATTATGTATTAACAACAAATCGTGAATCAATTATATTAACCTACATTGATGTTACACAAGGTTGGGTTGTATCTAGTGCAGCTTATACAACATTACCACTTTCAACTGTATACACAGTATCTTATTTATCAGTTGCTGGCGGTGGTGGAGGTGGTACAGCTCAAACAGGCATTAATCTTGGCGGTGGTGGTGGAGCAGGTGGGTATTTATCTGGAACAACATCTTTAGTTATTGGAACAACATATACAGTAACTGTTGGAGCTGGTGGTGCTGCAAGCACTCAAGGTGGTACATCATCCATAGGAAGTTTAGTTTCTTCTACAGGTGGTGGTTATGGTGGTA